CACCACTTCCATCAAAGTAAATAGAACTGTCACCAACCTTCTTCTGCGCTCTTGAATTGGCTACATCTCCGTTTGCGGTGATTGGATGGCTTGCGCTGTCTGGAAATGAAGTTCCGTCATTTGATCCATCACAATGGAGCAACAGCATTGTATTTATATCATTAGTAAATGCTTCTGTTGATGGAGTAAAAGGAATTTGGTATCGGGCTACATCAGAAATTCTAATTTCATCTAAATACCCATCCATATACTTTAGTCCTGACTCATCACTATTTCCCCCAATAAATAAATCATCAGATGAGTCATTAAAATACTGTGCAGTAGCATTAGCAACAGAAACTCCATCAACATATATCCTTGTTACAGCAGATGAGTCAGAACTCTCCCTCACTACAGCAACATGATACCAAGTGTCTGTTGAAATAACTCCGGTTGCAGAAGCTACTTCATTTACATTCTTTAACCCAACGGCAATCCTCCCATTGGCATAAATATAAACAAACCAATTACTAGCAGAACCGTCATTCTGCCCTATCAACTGAACACTAACGCTGGGCATTGAATTCAAGTACACCCAACACTCTATTGTTGCTTCGGAGGCTGTAAAATTCCAATCAGTTGAATCCGGTACAGATAGATAATCCCCAGTACCGTCAAACTGTGCTGACGCAGTTCCAATTTTCTTTACGGCAGTACCCGTATGGACATCACCGTTTGCAGTTACAACGTGTCTTCCACCATTACCGCTATCAAAGAAACTATTCGCTAGTTCTGTTCCAGCGTATTTCTGGTAGAAACCGTTAGCACCGTATCCAGAGAGAGATGTGTCTGCAAATACGATCTCTTCAATGTAAGGGGAGGATGATGTGGTTCCACTAAGACCCAGCAATCTGTAATAGCGATAGGCTGTAGCATTTCCGTTAAGTTGAGTTTGCTGTTGCATTGTAGCCCCACCCAACGTAAATGATGATCCTATATCAGTCCAATCAGAATCATCATTACTACCCTGCCATTTCCAAGTCCCATGAGAATTGGAGTTACTCTGATACCATTTAGCATCAGTGTTAGTTACAGCAGAACCAAAATCAAATTTTACATGGCCACCAACCGGATCATAGTCATTTGAAAAATACCAAGAGTTTGTTGTATCTTCTCCAAAATTACCATTAACAAAGTTAGCAATAGTTCCAGAAACTCCCAAAGATAATCCAGCAGATGATACAGTGACTGTTGAAGTCCTATCACCCGGAATATACGTACTAACTGATGAACCATCATACTCAATAGGCTTCCACTGGTTAGTGGTGTCATCGGTTTCTGCGAAAGAGTCTGGTCCTAATGAGGCTCCATCTATGAAATATACCTCTGCTAGATAACCATCATAATATCGGTCAGTCGCATAATCTCTACGACCAACAACCATTTTACCCCCCGCACTATTCATATCGTAATCGCCATTAAGGTCAATTGCGGGGCTAAGACTGAAATTTGTTACTCTTACACCGTTGATATAAAACTTTAGTCTATCGGCAGCTGCGGATTCCGTGGTATCTAATGCACAAACGAAATGATACCAAGCACTAGGATCCCGGGCTAATTCTGAAGTTGACCATACCGCATTGGTCTGGCTACCCGAAATCATAGCCACTTCCCATTCTTCATTCGCAGACCAACTCAAGGCTGTACGATTACTTGAACTCCCATCATCAGAGCTAAAGAACGTCATAACTGCTCCGGTCAGGTTGCCACGTTTAATCCAGCCACTCCAAGTCCAAGTTTTTTGGTTGCCAGCAGTAGGAGTCCTACTCATATAAGCAGAATCACCATCATCAAACCGCAGAGATTGATCAATGGTGTAGTCTTCAGCTAAAGATTTAGCAAGACCTGTTTGGAGTACAGCCATTAGACAAGCGCAGCAGAAGCGGAAACGTAAACGTCAGTTCCATCAGAGAAGTAAGTCACTAGATAAGTACCGGCAACAGTAACGTCAGTCGCGAAAGTAGAAACTGCTTTTACCTCTGAGCCTAATGATATGGTGTAGGCAGAGGGATTGATTAGTTTAATAAAACCTGACTGACCGGTTGTTTCATTGGTGAATTCCAAGACATCCGCAGCAGCAGGAGTGTAGAGAAAGTTATTGGCGGTATCTAAATCAAGTGTGCCATTAGTAACGGTTGATGGGGTTCCTCTTTGGGAACCAGACCATGATTGGTCTACATCAAGTTTTGCAGTGTCGGCATCATAAGCCTGGACATCTGATCCGATAGCAACACCAAGGTTGGTTCTTGCCCCGGAAGTCGTAGAAGATCCTGTTCCACCATGAGCGGTACCAACATCTGTTCCTTCCCAGGTTCCCGCTGTAACAGTTCCTACGGAAGCGATGGATGTGCCACCTGCATAAGTTGTAGCAACCTGTACATCACTGGCATTTACAGTTATTCCTGTGCCAGCTCCTACGGTTACAGTTACGTCACCTGATGTAGCACCACCCGTTAAACCACTTCCTGCAACAACAGATGTAATGTCACCTGTTGCTGCAGCAGCCCATTCTGGAGCGGTCTCACCGGAGTTCATGGTTAGAACTTCATCTGCTGAACCCTTCGCTAATCTTGCGTAGTCTGTTCCGTTAAAATACAAGACATCACCAGCAGCATCTGAACCCATCCTAATACTATCACCAGCTACATACTGCCAGTCTAGTCCGTTTGTAGCAGAAGAGTTAGCAGTGACAACCTTGTTGTTTGTGCCAACTCCTAATCTTGTTTCAGAGTCTACGGTGTTGTAAACGAGTAAGTCACCCTTCGTGGTTAGCTTATCATCACCAACCACGTTCACCTTCTGCCATTCACTGGCAGAGCTTGAATACTTTAAGTATTGGTCATTAGCAACAGAGTCAGAACTTATAGCCTCACCCTGTATCTTGGTTACTGTAACAGCACCCGCATTAGTCATTGTGGCATCACCAGACAATGCTGCAGCGGTGAATCCTGTACCATCACCAATTAGTATTTCGGTTGTGGCTAACGCTACATCAGAAGGAGCACCAGAGGAATTGGCATCCCTTACCTTTACTGTGTTCGCTGCCATGTCTGCCAACTTTGCGTTGGTGACATTCCCATCCAGTATCTTTGCAGTAATTACCTTGTCAGCACCAATGCTTGTAACACCTGCATTGGTTAATGTGATGTCTCCAGTTATCGCTACTGGATTGTAACTCGTTCCATCAGCAACCAGCATGTACGCATCTGTATTGGTTGCCATGATAATGTCATCACCGGAGATGGTGATGTCTGTGCCCACTGTTAATGCTCCAGTGGTATCGAGCGTGGTGAAGTCACCCGCTGCTGGGGTTGATCCACCTATTACGGTAGCATCAATTGTTCCACCTTCGATGTCTACAGTCTTATCATTCTCTGGGTCAACAGACAAAGTAATCCAGGCATCATTAGCTTGGTTTCTTATTTTTAGAAGATTGTTGCTTGTGTCTAACCACAGTAAGCCCATAGCTCTTGCAGCATTTCCGCTTGCAGATGTGTCTACGGTAGGTGCGGATGACTTTGCAATAAGAACCTGTACTGCCTGGTCTGGACCGATACCACTATCAAGTGCACTATCCGTTCCTACAGGAAAGGTTTTCTGCAGAATTTTCTTGATGAGTTGAAGATGATCATCCCCCTGTGATATGTCATCAGAGGAGAGTGGATTTGTGCGAACTAGCGCACTAATATAATTGCCTGTTTCTAGTGCCATTAGAAGTACCCGCCTGTATTCATTACTCTCATTTCTGAGCCAGAATGTCTATCCTTATTATCCTGCTCCTGTAGGTCTGCAAGGCTTTGCCTTACAGCCTTCTCCCATAGGGGAACTCTCGCATCATTCATTAGGAATGGCTCTGCCTGTAAGAGCGATCCATAGAGGTATAGATGTGGTGCATTTGTAATAACCCAATTGGTTGGAGCGGAATCTGACAACGCATCCAACTGCTTATAGTAGAGCATACTCGTGGATATTACTGAGGCTGGAGCTGGACCCAGATAAAACTGTTCCTTGATAATTGTATAAGCGTTCGGTGTTCCTGTTGTGCTCCCAGCCCATATCCTAAACATCATCTCTGGAGTCAGGTAAGATAAAGACCTTATTGGACTTGTGGTTAAATGAAACTCCTTCATCTGCAAGTAACCAGTAGGGAGATCATAATTCCTCTGACCACCAACCGTGTCAATGGAAGTATCCAGAGTTTCCATACCTCTGATCCTCAGTGATCTTATGATCATTGATTCACACAGAGCGATGAACTCTGGTATCCTTTCAGTCAGGTCATCCCTGTCCAACCAGTTAGCAACACTGGTCTTCAGCTCACCGTAATTCGAGATCGCCATCTATCTAGTCAGTTCAGAGATATATAACGTACCATCACCAGAAACACGTATCGCACTAATCACCTCTGATGGGTGAATGGTGAATGTGTAATCCAAACCAGCCTTAAGGTAACAACCTGCTGTTGCGCTAGCGGTTCCACCAAAGTTCACATAGCAGTCAACAGTGCTGTTTAAGGATACCGCTACACAGGTATCACTTACCGCTGACGCTGCTGCTGCTGTTGATGCAACAGCCCTTGTCTGGGTTACATTTTGTGGTCTGAAATAATATGCGTAAGCATTTGCCATATCTTATTCCTCTATAAATTTGTTGGTGATGTTTTGAAAAACCTGTTGTCAGGATCATTAAGATATTTGTTAAGAAGTTTCTTATCCTTCTCTATTGCATGGTCTGTTTCAATCAGCCACTGTTCCCATACATTAGTAGGAACGGAAGCCACCTTGTGCCAAGTACCTCTTTTTCCTGGTGTCAACTTATCACCGTACTCGTTCATCATCATCTTGTTGTACTCTAATATAGGCTCAACATCCTGATAAGTGTTGAACGTAACACTGTCATCCGAATGTTCAATCATATCCGTTCGCCTTCCAGGCATGTATTCAAAAACCGTTCTCCTAGACATAACCTATACCACCCACCTTTTGAGCTTCACCACCTTCCGCTGGATAAGCTTTCTCCAACCACTCACGGGAAGTCTCTGGAACAGGCTTACTCTTTTCCCGTTTTACCTTCTTCATCTTCGACATCTTCTTTGCAATATCTTCTAAGTCTTTCATGTTTTATTTTCCTGGTAAGAAAACCCATCACTGAGGAATCCGTAACGAACCCCATAATGAGGGATCACAGTTCCAAGTGGGAATTCTCCACTGAATTTAAGAAGTGGACTTTCATGCGGTAAGTGGATCTCTATACCCTTACCCTTGGCAAAGCCAAGCAAATACTCACAGTTCGGTCTTTCATCCCTGTATTCATTTGCATGACCCCACTCACCCTTTTCCTTCATGTCCACACCCCACAAACCAATCCTGTCATACTTCTCGTATATTGCCAAACCTAACATATAAGCAATAGATGAGTTGAAGTAATCACCCACCAGCATAGACACCTTATCTAATGGGTACTCAATTGCATTGGGGATCTCTTCGTAAGCTTGCTGCATGTAGAGCTTTCCCTCAAGCCCCCTTAACCTATCCTCGTATCCCTGTCGGTAGAACGAGGGGGTTGCAGCTTTTATACACTCTAATGGGTGTATATCAAATAGTCTGTCATAGTGTGGGTACTTGCCTTCATCCCACGGTAATCCCCACATCTCCCAGAATGGGCTGTTGTATGGTGCAGCATCGTGTGTGGATGGTGCCAGACCTACAATCGCTACTTGCTTAAATCCCATTGCTGCTCACCACTGCCTGATCGGGTATGTGGAAATTTCCTGATACGCTTACCCTTTCTCCCTCTACCCAGAATGGGTGAACAGAGTGATCAAGCGTAGCTGGAAACATAAGTATTAAGTTTTCTGCTGGGGTTACATCCCACTCCCTTACGCATAGTGGGCTTATTGACTCCCCATATCTAAAGAAGAGATGTCCAGCGGATTTTACATTTGACTCTGCTTGCTCCTTGAATATAACTTCAGGAACCTTTAAGTAGATTACAAAAGAAACAATACCACCATGTTGATGGCTGGGATTATGATCATATCTCTTTTGATAATTAACCCACAGGTTCTGCAGGGCTATGCCAAACTTTTCTTTTCCTGGTGCAAAGTTTAATCTCTTAGGACCATAGTGAGATGACATGAAATCAAACCACTTGAACAAAATACCAGCCAGCTCTTCATGTACTGACTCTATGTACTCATCACTATAATTGTATGAACCACCGAAATACATATTACCGGCAAGGTGTTCGCTAAACTTATGCTCCTCTTTCTTCCTTATCTTATTCCCTTCCTTTAACAGTGACTTCTTTAGACTATCACTGATGAAGGTTGAATATATACATGGACCGAAAGGGAATATGACTTGACCACCTTGATCATCTTCTACACTAGGACAACTCGTTTGAAATTCTTTCATAAGATCGGGGGTGGTTTTACCCACCCCCTAATTACCTCTTACGCTTTACAGTCAGCTAAAAAGCCCGTTGAGGCTTGGTTCTTAGATTCAAGACCGTACTC